TTAGCGCTTCTTCGGTGGTTTCACGATCGGCACCCGGTGGTTGTACCTGCGGCGCATCGCCTCGGTGGCGTGGCCGCCGTCTGCCGGGTCTTCACTGTCGGTGATGCCCCGATGTTTGAGTCCGTGCAGCGCGAAGCGTTGCTTCTCGCTGATGACCTGTTCGCGTATCGCCATGGCGATAAGCCGCTGCCAAGCGCTGTCCAGAGCCGATTTCGTCAACGGCGTGCCCGACTCGGAGCACAGCAGGAACCGATCTTCCGGCCGAAGCGGAGTAGGACGCCCGTGTGCGGCGAGCCGGTCCGCTCGGTAGGCCTGTAGCGATCGAATGGCCTGGCGAAGCTCCGGCGTCCACGTGGTGATGTTGTCCAGCGAGCCTTTACGCCTGTTGCTGTAGATGCCCTGCTTCGTGATGTTGGCATCGGTGAGCGTGTCGATTTCGATTCCGCGAAGGCGCACGTTATAGGCCAACACCATCACCGCTGGCAGGTAGGGTGAACAGCTGCCGGCGCTGTGCGCTTGCCGGGTGGCACGCTCGCGTGCGAATCGCAGCACTGCCTCGAACGCGTCATGCTCAGGCATGTTGTGTGCCCCTCTCTCGCGCACCTTCCGCACACCGCGCGCCGGGTTAGTCCTGCAGGCGCCGATTCGCATTCCCCAAGCGAACAGGCGGCCCAGGTACTGCAGGATGCGGTTCGCCTTTGACGGCGTGGCCGGCAGTGCCGGCAGTCGGCCCGTAGCGGGTCTGCCCATGGCGATGGTCTCAACGATTCGCTGAACTGCCGGTGTCGACAGATGCGCAACCTGCTGCTGGCCGAGCGTGCGGCCGTCCTTCAAAACGTAGGCGCAGGCCTGCTCAGCGAGCCAGTCGTAGCTCTGCTGCGTGCGCGGCGACAGTTCCTTGTACTCGCTCGAATGCTTGAACTGCTTTGTGAGGTAGGACAGCGTGCCCGCGGCATCGGCGCTGGCCTGCTCCTCCGCGAACGCGTGCAGATCGGACAGGCGTGCGGACTTGCCAGCAATGGTCCGCTTTGTAGAGCCGCCTCCTTCCGGATGTGGTTCGAGCCAGTACCAGCGCCCGTTACCCCAATAGATGCCCTTTGGCAGAGCGCCCTGGTCGATATGACCAGGGATCTCCGGGCTGAACTTCCTTTTCCTACCACGAGTCATCAAACGATCTCCAACAAGTCCCTTTGTGCTCGGCCTGGCGCCGGCGCGTGGATGCCGAGAGCGGCATTCAACGCGTCTAGCGTGGTCCAGATACGTCCTTTCCGGTCGTACCTGTAGCGGATGCCCTCGCGGTTCGCCCACCTGGCCACCGTTGCCGGCGTAGGTGGCGGCCCTTCGGGCGCGCATATCTGCTGCAGATCCGCGAAGTGCAGAATCAGCGGGTGGCGTTCAACCATTCCCGCCGTCGCGCCCACTGCCGGCGCATTTCCTGCCGCAGTTCGTTGGCCGCCTTCAAACCGCGTTTCCGCCCGATGCTGTCTATCAGTGTGTCCACCGACTTCGCGTCGGTGTAGCCCCTCCGCAGCCAATCGCGGGCCTCGCATTCCAACCGGTGCTGTTGCGACATATCCACCATCAGCCACCGCTCGCCCCCACCAGCCTCAGGCCGAGTTGTACAACATTGCCTGGCTCCGCCGGCGCCTGCCGGCGCGGCCCGCGCCTGCCGTTCCGCCGTCGCCAGTCCTGCAGCGCTTCCTCAAAGGTCGCGTGGCGGCCGGAGCTGCAGCAGCGGCATTCGATGAAATGGCCGCCGCTTGACTCCACGCGGCGTTGGTCATGGATGTGGCGGGAAGGATGGCCATTGCGACACGCCGGCAGCGGCTCGGCGTGGGACACCTGACGCTGGGTAATGTGGGTCATTTGCGGCCCTCATCTTGCGTGCCGAAGCGGATAGCGCGGACTGTCGACTCACGGACCTTCGCGCCACAGTCGATGCACTCGAAGAGGCTCACGCCACTGCCGCCGATGCGGTGCGAATCCCCGCCGGCCTCTGGTTCGTCGTCCGATGTCCAGCCAGATGCACCCATGCGAACAGCGCTATACAGGTCGTACTCATAGCCGGAAGTTCCGCCACACTTCGGGCAGCATTGCTTGCGCTCAATCATGGTCCACCTCGCCGCCGTCCTGTTCGATTGCCTGCAGGGCTTCCCACTCTTTGACCTGGCGCAACCACTCCGGCGGTGACCAGAGCGCGGTTTCCATGTTGATATCCCAGGACTTCGGCTTCTTGGATTTGCGCTGCCGATCGTAGGCCTGCAACTGCTTGGCATTCACTGCCGGCGTCGGCACAGATACGACCAGCAAACCACTGCTGCCGTTGTAGTAGCGGATGAAAGCCCGATAGCCATGCGTGTCGTCGAACGCCATGGGAGTTTCAAAGTGGAGCCCAGGCACGACCTCAATAGCCGTATCGACAGAAGGGCAAGCCGGCAGAGCCTTCACCCGCTCTTGCAGCAATTTACCCTCTGGCGAGTTCCGCCGCGGTCGGAACCGAGTTGTGGTCGAGCGCATCCCGGTGCGGACCTTTATCGCGGTCCACTTCCGCAGATCAACCTTGTCCATCGACTTGAAGTCGAATAGGTAGGAGGCTGGTGATGCGCCAAACATATTGGAACAACCCTCGGCCTTCATGAAGGCGCGTAGCGTAGCGATGGCCTTCCTTCGCTCGATGGTCAGGCGCGTCACCTCCGCGTGAAGCGGAGAGCCGGGGTTTGCGATGAACAGACGATGCTTCATTCCGCACCGCCTTTGCGCACTGCCTGCGGCTGCTGTGGTGCAGCGACGGCAGGCAAGCCGAAGGTGGCCGCCTGCTGGTCGCGGAGCCGAATGCGTGCGGCCAGGGCGCGGCCAGCGCGCACCAGCTGCTGGACCGCCAACAGGATGCACAGGCCGATCAGGAGAGAGACGGCGCCGATCATGCCCCCACCGCCTTGGCAGCTTCCGCCACCGCGTCGGCGCTGGGGCGCTTGCCCGGCAGCATGTTGGCGACGGCGACCGGCAGGCTGATGCCGTCCATGAACTCGGCCAGTTCCAGCCCGATGGTGTTCTCCCGGTCCACGAACTCCTCCGGGCCGCTGGCTTGCTTGAAGCTGCCCCTGCCGCTGCGCTCCCAGCACTGCCTCTCGGCGATGTGCTGGCCCATGTTCAGGGTGCCGGTCATGGTGATGGTGTCGTGTGTGATACGCAGCACCACGATGGCGCTGCATTCGTCATCGGCGAAGCTGCGCAGTTCGGGGAGGCGATCGAGGATCAGGGCGGTAGCGCCGGCATCGGCCGGCGCGGGTGCTGCGGTGCTGCAGGACGCGGTTTGCGCGTTCATAGGGTCTCCAGTGCACGGAGGGAAGGGCCGCCGGCCGATGCGTTGGCGCGCATCAGGCCGACGGGGTAAAGCGGGAACAGGTCAGGCGGGGGGCGGTTCACCTCCATCAATCGGATGCAGCGGCACGGCGCCGTTCAGCACGGTTTCCAGGTCGCGGGCCACGTAGTCGGCGACGGCGGCCGGGCCGGATTCGGAGAAGCCGGCGTAGAACGCGACGTCGGCGTTCAACGTGGCCAGCAGCTGGGTGGCCTGCTGCGCCCGGCAAAGCAACTGGTGGGCGTCCTCGGTGATGCCGTAGCCCACGGCCACCGGCGCGGGCCGGGCGGCCACCACGGCCCGCTGGCGGCGTTTCTGGTTGCGGTCGGTGGTCATGCTTCCCCTCCCGCCGCGGCGTTCGCCGCCGGCGCCTGCAGCCACGCGAACAGCCGCTGGGCTTCGCCGGCGGCGAGGAAAAGCAGGGCGCCGCCCAGCTGAACCGCGCCGTTGCCGGCAGGCCGGCAGTTCGCCGGGTACTCCGCAGCCACCGCCAGCGGCACCTGGGAGCCGGCGTGTAGGCAGGCCAGGATGACGGTGCCCTTGATGCGCGAGACGCGCAGCTGCACGTCGGGCGCGGCCGTTTCGAGTTCAAGCGCGGCGGTCATGGCGTGCGGCCCTCCCGCAACTGCTGCAGGGCGTGCCAGTCCGCATGCCCGCCCTGGTGCTTCCACAGCAGCGGCGGGGTGTTGGCCAGGAACCGGCGGATGATCTCGCGGCCGATCGCCTCGGCCGCCTTGCCGGCGGCGCGGTCCTCGATCGGTGCAGGGTTGGCCTGCGCCGCATGCCACAGCGCGGCCAGGTAGCCATCGGTCAGGCCGGGCAGGGTGGCTTCATCCACGGTGATGGTGATGGACGTTTTCATGCCCGGACCTCCCGGCGCACGGCCATGGCGCGGCGCCGGCGGCGCTGCGGAATCTGGCCCACGGCCAGGCCGGTGTGGAGAGCCGGCGCCGGGCGCGACTGCCACAGGTGGTGCAGCAGGGCGCCGCCGGCGGCCGGGGCGATCAGCAGGGTGGCGAGGGTGGTGATCATGCGTCGATGCCCTCCGTGCGGCTGTACGCGCCGTGCGCGCCCAGGAACGCCACAGCGGCTTCGTGGGCATCGATGTGCAGGGGCAGGTAGGCATCGCCCACCACCAGCAGCGGAACGCGGTTCAGGCGCGCCGAGCGCACCGGGCGGTAGGCGTAGGCCGATACCAGGGCGACGCGATCGTCGGCGCCGTCCACGCTGATGAACGCCGCGATGTAGTCGGTGCCGATTTCGATGCGGAGGGTATGCCCGAAGGGGGCGGTGAAGCTGGCTTCGCCGGGCTGGAACGCAGGCGCGGGCGTGCCTTGGGTGTCGTTGGACATTGTGAACTCCTGAGTGATCGGAGTCCGCCGCTTCGCTGCAAAACAAAGGTGGCGGACGGTACGCGGTTTGCAGACCGGACTCAGGGACCGGCAGGCCTTGCGGCCTCCGCGCACCGCCCGCCATAGAACTGGCTGGCATGCGCCCAGCACAAAGCCGGGCAACAAAAAAGCGCCGGCATCTGCGGATGGGCGCTGGTGCGCCTGAGTGCTCGGGCTGCAAAACCCGGTCGCCGATTTTGCGGCGACAGGTGCAGCTTCGCTCCGTCCGTGGCGCGTGTCAATATGTGTCGTTTCGTGTTCACCCAAAACGATGGAAAGGAAGGGAAAATCAATGGAAATGAAGCATGCCGGGCTGCTCTTGATGGTTGCATCGCTGGTCGCCTGCTCGGGCACCGCCGAACCGCCGCCGGCCGCGCCCTTGGCACAGCAGGAAGCGCCCGCACAACCCGCGCCGTTGACCGTTGCCGGCGCCATGGAGGCATTCAAGGCTGCCGGATTGCCGGTCATCGATGCGGATGAAATGACGGCCGAGACGGACAGCAATGCCCTGCTCGGGCGGCCTGGCCAGTACAACGGCAAGGTGAACTGGACCGATTCGCGCCATGCCGGTTCCGGCCCGAGCAACACGGTGGAGGCCTTCGCCAACGACGCGGACCTGCAGCAGCGCAAGGCGTACATCGAGCGCGTGACCGCCGGCTCTCCCATGCTGCTGCAGTACATCGTCGCACACCGCAATCTGCTGCTCCGGCTTGACAAGGCGCTCACGCCCAGCGAGGCGGCAGAGTACGAGGCGGCGATAAAGGCTCTCTGATAGGGCTGCAGGCCGATCATGCGCGGAACGTCCAGCACTTCACCGTGTTGGGCCGCGTCAGATCGCCCTCGCGGATGGCACTGTTCACCGCCACGTTGCTGGCGATGAACTTGTGGCTCTGCGAGTTACGCAGCAGGTCGCGCAGCAGCTTCAAATCCTCGATCTTCTGGCCGAGTTGCGCGGCCTTGGCCGCAAACTCGTTGAGGTTGATGGCGATAACGTCCGGCTGCCGCGAGTGGTTCACCACGCGCTTCTGGCTGGTGTTCTCCAAGAACTCGTAGCACTCCCAGAACTCGGCCACGGCCGGGTGGTCGGCGTGAATGGCCTCCTGCCGCTGCACGGCCATAGCCGCCAGCTCCTTCTTGGTTTCCGCGATCATTTCGGCCGTCAGCGGCGCGACCAGGGCAAGGCAGTCAACCAAGGCCAGCATCTGCGCGTGGTTCTTGATGACGCGCTCCATGCGCAGTTCCTTGCGCTCACGCAGGGCCGCTTCGTACACCGGCACGCGCGCGGCGAAGGTTTCCATGAACTTCGCTTCGGCGCGGCAGGCCTTGACGATGTAGTGGCTCACGGCTTCCACCGGCAACGCGTTGAGGTTGTCGGCCGCGCGGCGGCTCTCGGTGGTCACGGTCGGGCGCTTGAAATGCAGCTTCACGATGCGCGACAGGATGGCCTCGGTGGCATCCACGGCCGCGTTCTGGCTGATGACGATGGTGCCGCGAAAGGGCGGCTCGTAGGTGTCGTTGCCGCCGTTCTTGACGCCGCGTGTGCGCAGCGTGCCGCCGCCGAAAAAGTCCTTCAGTTCGTCCCAATCGAAGCTCTTGGCATGGGCCTTGTCCGGCGTGCTGCGGTCGGCTTCCAGCAGCACCACCGGCATGCCGGAAATCTGGCCCATCGCGCGCGAGCGGCCCGCCACCGATGACTTCGACGGGTCGAACCCCTCGTAGTCGCAGCGGCCCAGCAGCTTCCACAGGAACGTCAGCAGGGTGGTCTTGCCGGCGCCGGCCTCGCCGGTGGCCTCCAAGAACGGGAAGCTCTTGAACTGCGAGCGGATGTGCTCGGCGTACAGGCTGCCGGTCCAGAAGGCGAGCGCGACAACGCCGTGCGTGCGAAAGCAGGTCCACACCCATTCCATCCAGTCGGTGCGGTAGCCCTCGTTATCGGGCTGAATGTCCAGCCGGATCGATTTGGCCAAGCTCTTCAACCGCAGCTTGCCGAACTCGAAAAAATCTTCCTCATTGGCGCGGAACAGCTGGCCTTCGCGCACGGCCACGTCGCCCAGCAGCCATGCCTTGTGCTCTTTCGAGTACCCCATGTAGTCGATGGCGTCCACTCGTTTGATGCGGTCAAGCTGCACTTCCATGATCCTATCCAGTTGGTAGCTCGATCCGGTGAATTGGGCACCGTCTGCCATGCTCAACAGGCGCTTCTTGAACTCGCTGGCGCTGGAAAGCTGGCTGCCTGTGAAAGTGCCTTTGGCGTCGGCACCGTCATGCGGGAACTCGACGCGGAAGAAGTACCAACGTTCGTCGGTTACTTCGTTGGCCTGGGAGTACAGCGCCTGCGGGTAGCAGTTTGCGATCGGCACACAGTCGGCGGCGGCCAGTTCGATCCGCGCGCGGTGGGAATCATCCAGTTCGTCAGGCTCCACGCTCTTGGATGCCGCTTCCTCCTTAAGCAGCTTGTCGTGACGCGTGCGATCGAACTCCCACCAGTAGAGCCGCCCCTGATAGTCCAGATGGAAATCGGCGCGGTTGTCGTGGTGGTAGATCAGCAGGCCTTTCTCCTTCGCCGACTTGGCCAACAGCAGGTCACCCTGATACCGGGCCTCGGCCATGTCGGCATCCCACTGCCGCTTCCCGTCCTCGGCGTCCTGGCAGGCCTGCGCGCGCAGGTGCAGGTCGTTCCAATCCACCTTCCTGCTTGCCGGCTGCGGGATCAACGCCGCGCGGCTGGTGAAGCCCAGCTTCTTGGCCCGCGCTACGTGCTTGCGGATGAACTCGCGCGCGCCCGGTTCGTTATCCAGCGCCCATACCAGCACCGGCAGGTTACCGGCGCGGTCCTTCGCCAGTTGGCGCAGGGATTCGTCGGGGAACTGATTGGAGGACATGGCCGACACTGCCGCCACGTCGTGATGCTCCAGCGCGAGCGCGTCGAAGATGCCCTCGGTGATCCACAGTTCATCGGTCTCGGCCAGGCGCGCGGCTGTCGCCGGCGACTGCCACCAGCGGCCGGCGAAGCTCTGGCCAGGCGCGAAGCGCGCCTTCATCTTGCCGAACCGCTGGGGGCGGTCGATCAAGCGCTCCCACCAGCCGCCCTTGTCCAGTTTGAAGCGCACGGTGGCGCTGCCCAGGCGTAGTTCGCGGGAGTAGTAGCTCTCCTGCGTGTACAGGCCAGCGACGCGCGAGGGCATGAAGCCGCGCGAGAACTGCAGATAGGCGTCGGCGCTGGCGTTGGGGGCTTCCTGCGTCTGCTTGAAGCGGTTCGACCAGTCCTCGAACAGGTCGGAATAGATGTCCTTGACGTGGTACTCAGCGCCGCATTTTGCCTGCCGGCCACAGCGTAATACCCAGGGTTTCTCGTAGTTGGTGTAAAGCTCCTTCTTGCCGCAGGCGGTGCATTTGCCACCGCGCATGTACGGAGTGGAACCACGGCGCTTAAGGCCGTAGTCGCGCTCGATGTTGGCGATGATCTGCTGGTGCAGGTCGTGTTGCACGGGTCAAATGCCCCCGGTTCGCAGGTGGCTGGCGTAGCCCTGGCCGATCCGCTCGCGTGCCGGCATTGCGGTGTGCGGGCGCCATTGGGGCAGCGGCAGCACGTCAATGCTGCCGCCGCGCTGCAGGAAGTGGGCGAGCGTTTCGCGGCCGGCATCGTCGCGGTGCTCGGGTGCCAGTGGCGCCGCTGGTTCAGACGACAGGCCACCGCGGCGAGCGGGTGCATTCATGTCGCTTTGTGTTGGCGTGCTACCTTTCCCGCCCGGCCCGGTGCCGTTCGGCTGCTCTTGTTGATCCATTTGGGTCTCCAGTGCACGGAGTTGTCGAAGGCCTTGGGAGAGCGTTGGCGCGCTCTCCGCCGGGCCGCCTTGCTTGCATCCTCAGACCTGCCGGGCTGGCAGGTCGGCGAACAGGTCGCCATTGGCGGCAGTTAGTTCGCGGATGTGCGCGGCCAAAGCCGCGTTGCGCAGATAGGAGGGTGATGGCGGCAGGCTGCAAACGCCGCCGTTCTCCATGCCGCTGGGGCTGGCTATGTGGGTCAGTTCGGTATGCCCCGTAAACGAGGCGTTGCAGATCGGGTTACTGCAGCAATAAACGTCACGGCGCAGAAACTGATGCTCCATCCAAGACGTGCGCTTGCTCATCTTGTGATTGCAGATCGGGCACGCGAAAACCACCTTCCCAACGACAGCCGCCATGCTCAGGACTCCCGCTGTGTAGTGGCTTCGCCCGTCTTGATGCCGAGCAGCACGGCCGCTCGGTGAGTCTCGCCGCGCAGGGCCGGGCGAGTGCCGGCCAGCACCTCGCGGACCATAGACGCATGCAGCCCATGCCTTGCGGCCCATGCTGCGACCGATTCGCCACGTTGCGTGAATTCACGCCTGACTTGCTCGCGTGACTTTGCGCGGGTTACTTTCACTCGCTTAGACACAAAACACCCCAAAACGACACGTTGAGGGGAAGAATAGTATTCAAACGAATACCCGTCAACGGGTAGAGGTACACGAATGGATTCAGGTGCGCGACTCAAGGCCGAGCGAAACCGCCTCGGCATGTCGCAGGAAGCGTTCGGCGGCGCGTGCGGCGTAGCGAAGAATGCGCAGGTCAACTACGAGGCAGGCAAGCGCCGCCCGGATTCTGACTATCTGGCTGCCGCTGCGAGGCTGGGCGCCGATGTCCTGTACATAGTGACGGGCGTGTCGAGCCCGGCCGGCGCGATCGAGCAGCAACTGCTGGAGCGGTTCCGCGCTGCCACCCCGGAACTGCAGCGGGCCTCGCTCGCCGTGCTCGGGGTGGCGGCCGTTGCACAACCTGCCGCGCCATCGTTCGTTGGTGCGGCGGGCGACAACCACGGCCAGATCGTGCAGGGCGGCACGTTGCAGCAGGACCACGTTTCTTTCAACGTTGGGCCTAAAAAAAGGGGCTCGCGGAGAGCATAGGCGACACATCGGCGATAGCCATTGGACAGATTGTGCAAGGTGGGGTGGTTGCAAATGCTGTCAGCTTCAACCTTGCGTGCCCGCTGGTGTGCGGGCACGCGGTGGTGTAGCCATGGAAGCAACAACGGAAAGGAGACCATGCATGCCCACGCTTTTTGTGCAGCTGTTGGCGCTCTCCAACGACGCCGGTGAACTGGCTTCGGTGCTGTCCGCTTGCCCGGATAGCATGCTGGAGGAAGTCGCCTCCTCGCCCGCGCTGGTGGGCCATCCCGCTGCGGCGCACGCCGCAGGCATGCTGCGCGATCGCCGGGAAGATCGGGCGCGCGCTAATCGGCACGCGCTCGCTGTGGTGGAGGCATTGACCGGCGCCGCGATGCCGGCATGGCCGCCGCCTGTTGGCATCGCTCCTGTTGCCAATGCCGAGGACGACGAGCCGAAAAGCCCACGGCCTGGCTGATGACGTTCGGCGCCGGCTAGGGCGACTCCGGCTCCGATGTGGCAGCATCGGCGGCGGCACCCTGCAGCGTTTCCATTTCCAGCGCAGTGGAAAAGCCGGTGCTGCCGGCGATGGTGTGGGTGACCTTCGTCAGCAGCCACGGCGTTTCATCGATCTGCGGTTTGAACCCACGCATGGTGACGTGCTGCTCCGGCGTCACGTCAGCGCGGCCGATGGCCAGGGTGTACGACAGCGTGGCTTCGCCGCGCTGCAAGCGCTTCCATTCCGCCTGGGCATGCTCCATCGCCACGCGCTCGGTGTCGAACGTCTCACGCAGGCGCTTGGCGTTCTCGCCGTCGCCGGCCAGTACGGATTTGCGCTGGGCGCCGGCCTTGTCGGTCCAGTACGCGCGCACGCCGGAGTAGCTTTCACGATCAGCGACAACGTAGCGGTGCTGGTCGCCATCGCTGCGTGCGATGGTGACCTTTGCCGGAGAGCGCATGTCCAGCGGCTGGCCGCCGCCGATTTTCAGGAACAGCAGGGAACGGTCCTTGATTGCCATGGTGGCGTCGTAGCGCGTTGCCAGCTGAGACAGCAGGTGCACGTCGCTTTCGTCGGCCTGGTCCAGATGGTTGACGTTGATGGGCGCCAGGTCTGGATCGATACGCGCGCGCAGCTGGTGCTCGCCGGCGATGCCCGCGACGATGGAGCCGAGGGTTTCCCCATGCCAGCTGCGTGAGCGGCGGATCCGCATTGCCTGCGTGAAGTCGGCGCTGCGCGCGCGGATCGAGATAACGTCCGGCGCGCCGGAGTGCTCCACCTCATCGACGCGGAACACCCCCTTGTCGACCAGGCCGCGCTGGCGCGTGCCTATCGCCACGGTCAGGTACACGCCGCGCCGTGGCAGGGCGACAGCGCCATCGTGGTCGTGGATCACCAGGTCCAACTGGTCGGCATCCTGCCCCCGGCATTCGGTCAGCGTGAGCGAGAGCAGGCGCGGATCGATGCGGCGCGTAACGTCCTCGCCATCCATCACCACGCGCCACGCCGGCGTAGTGTGCCCACTCATGCGCGCGCCTGCGCCGGCGCGTCCACGCGCCGCAAGGACAGGGTGAAGTCGATCCGCCGCGCTGCGCCGTCCTTGAAGAACAGGGTGCGGGTGGTGTTTAGCGACAGGATCACGTAGGCGCCGTACACGCGGCCGGTTCCCTCCACCAGCGGCATCGGCTCGCCGGCGTCGGCCATGGCCTGCAGCACGTCCAGCGACACCACCTGGCCGGTGATCTGCGGGGCAATCACGCCCGACAGATCGATGGTTTCCTCACCGGGACCGAGGAACTGATTCGCCGGGCGCGCGGTGATCCGATCGCTGCTGGCGTGGCGCCACGCCATCTGGCGCTGCAATTGCTGGTACGCCAGCGTCGGGAGGGAGAACACGAAAGTTCCGAGGGTCATCATCATCGGTGGTTGCTCAATCGGTGTCGCTGAAGCGGGAGCGCATGCCAGCGCGGCGCGCGCTCTCGCGCCTGTCCAGTTCGGCGGCGACGGCGCGGGCGATGGCCTGCGGGTCTTGCCCGGCGGTGGCGTGGATGTTGATTTCGTAGTGCGCCGGTGCGACGGCAGCAGCTGCAGGAGCGCCAGCGGCGGCCATGGCGGGGGCGGCGGCGGTTGCCATGGCCAGGCCAGCACCTGCCACCCGCACGCGCTGGCCAACGCCGGCGATCGCCTGCAGCGGCGCATTGCCTTCTCGGTTCATGCCCAGGGCATAGCCCTGCATCGTGAAGGCGCCGTACTCGGCAAACACCCGCGACGGGCTGTTGATGCCCAGCAGCTGCCGGAACAGGCCAAGGCTGGAATTCACCGCACCCGATAGCGTCTCGCCGATCAAGGGCACACGCGACACGATGCCGTTCACCAGGCCTTGGATCATGTCTGCGCCCCACGCCATGAACCGCGCCGGCAGGCCGCCGAGGAACATATCGACGTTCGCCCAGCCGCCGCGCAGCGCCGCGACCACCTGACCCCAATCGCCGCGGAACAGGCCGGTGATGGCGTCCCACAGGTGGCCCAGGCCGGTCACCACGAAACCGATGGTGTTGCCGATGGTCTGTCCCAGCCACGAAAACCCGGTGACCACCCAGCCGACGACGGCGATGACCAGACGCAGGTTGCCCAGGATGGCTTCGCCGAACATACGGCCGTAGCTGGTCGCGTTCTGCAGTTCCTCGCTGGTGGACGCCACCGGCACCAGCAGCTTGGAGAACCAGTCCCACGCCGCGCCAATCCAACCGGTGAGGGTTGCCCACGCCGGCGCCAGCGGCGCCAGGGCGGCGGACAGCTCCGCCAGCGCCTTCCCGCCGGTCTCGGCCACTCCCTGCCACACCCCGACCGCGAAGGCCTTGATGGGCTCCCAGTAGCGCCACACCAGCGCCGCCACGACGGCCACGGCTGCGCCGATGGCCAGCACCGGCCAGCTGATGCCGCCCAGAACCGGTAGCAGCATGCGCGCGCCGCTGGCAACGCTTGGCAGGAAGCGGGACAGCTTCGCGAACATGCCGGGCACGCCGGATAGGGCGCCGCTGTTGGCGATCAGGCCCACGGCCTTGTAGATCTGCGAGAAACCCATCGCCGCCATGCCGCCGGCGGTCAGCAGGCCGCCCAGCGTCACCAGCAGGAACGAAAGCCCGGCGCCCATCACAGCCAGGCCGCGCGTGATGTGCGGATTGTCGCGGGCGAAGTCCGTGGCCCACGCGAACGCGCGGCCGCCCACCGCGGCGGCCTGGGCGAGCAGCGGCATCAGCTGCTGGCCGAGTTCCACTTTCAGGTCTGCCCACTGAATCTTGAACAGGTCCAGCTTCTTGGAAGTGGACTCCATGCGGCGCGCCCAATCCGCGTCGATGCCGCCGGTGGCCGATGCTGCGCCGTCGCGGATGCCGCGCATCTGGTCGCGGTTGGCGAGCGCCGGCCGGATGAAGGACATGGCCTGCATGTCGCGGAACAGTTCGCCTAGGCTGAAACTGTTGCCCAACGCTTCCAGCGCGGCGGCGCGCTGCTCCGCATCCTCCAAGCTGATCGCGTCCTTGAACTTCTCTGCTGCCTCCGGTCCCTTGGTGCCCATGTAGTCGGTGATCAGCTGCAGGGAGCCTTCCAACGGGCCGATGCCGCGCTTCTGCAGATCCACCAGGCGCGCGCGCAGGTCGATGCCGGCATCGTCGAAGTGCTTGATGGTGTCCGGTGCGGTGATCTTGCCCAGGTAGTTCTTCAGGTTGTTGGCGGCTTCGTCGTTGGTGCCCGCGCCGAGCCGCGCAATCTGCAGCGCCGCGCCCAGCTGATTCACCGCATCGCGGCCGGTGATGCCCAGGCCTTTCATCATCGGGCCCAGCTGCGGGAACCAACGCGCCATGTCGGACAGCTCGAAGCTGCCTTCCTTGCCTGCGTAGGACAACGCATCGAGCGCGCCGGTCATCTCGGCGGTGGGCACCTTCATCTGCTCCAACGACACAATCAGCTGGCCGAGGTCGGCCATTTCGGCGTTCGCCGCCACACTGACCTTCGCCAGCACCGGCGAGTACTGCGCCAGCTGGTCCATGCCGGTGATGCCGTTTGCGGTCAGTACGCCCAGGCCTTCGCCGATCTTCTCGGCGAACTGGCCGAACGCCAGCGCGTCGGCGCGCAGGCGCGCCTGCAGGGCGGCTTCCTGCGCGTCGCTGAATCCGGCGGTGATGCCGATATCGCGCACCTGCGCCTGCAGATCGATGGCCGGCATTGCGGCGCCGACCATGCCGCTGCCCATGCGCTGCCCGGCGTACATGGCGCCGGCGCCGTGCATCGTGGCCGTCATGCCGCCGCTGTGCATCGCCTTGGCGCGCTGCTGGATCACCTGCAGGCGTTCCAGCTGCTTGCGCTGCTGGTCCAGGCGGCTGGTGGTCTGCGCCACCTCGCTGCGCAGGGCGCGCTGGCGGCCCGCCATCTGCGCGGTGCTCACGCCGGCCTTGTCCAGCTTCTGCCGGGTCTGTTCCAGCTGCCCGGACAGGGCGCGCTCGCGTTGGGTTAGGCGGGTGGTGGCCTGCTCGCCCTCACGCACGGCCCGGTTGGCCGCGCGCAGGCTGGTGGCCGATTGGTTGTACCGCTGTTCCAGTTCGGCCAGCTTCGCCTTCTGGGCGTTGTACGCGGCGGTCAGTGCGGCGCTGGGCTTCTTCGCCGCGGCCAATTCGTTGCTGTGCAGCTTCATCACCGCGCGGGCTGCCCTCACCTCGCCGGCCAGGGCGTGGTGGTCGGTGCGCAGCTGGGTAGCGGTGGCGGCGGCCGCAGCGGTGCGGTCGCGGGCATCGTCCATCGACCGGGCGACGCCGCGCAGTTCGGTGCGCAGGCGCTGGTAGTTGGTGATATCGCCGGACAGGCGCTTCATGCCCGCCAGTTCGGCGCTGGTGGCCTTCAACGCGGAGGTGGCGCCGCCGGCGCCGGACATTATGCGTTTGAGGGGGCCGGACACCTTCTCGACGGCATCCAGCATCACCTGCAGGCGGAGGCGTTCAGCCATGCGCGCCCCCGGCGCGCAGCTGCGCGGTCAGAGAGCGGGCGGTTCCTGCCGGCGCGGGCGCACCAGCTCGGCGCGGGCTTCCGCCAACGCCGCGTCGATATCCGCATCCGCCGCCGGCGGCGCGAACAGGCCAGCCAGCAGGTTGAACGCCCAGGCCACAACGCCGAACGCCGCCAGGACAAGGGCGGCGATCAGCGCGATGGAGATCAGCGTGGCGAGGAAGGTCAGCACGGGGCCAGACTAGCATTCTTCGGTTCCGTTTCGCAGGCGGGCACGTTCCCGCCATCCCATCAATTCAGCCAGCGACATGGGATCCATGGCGCTGGGCGGCCAGCCGAACACCAGGGCGATATCCGCCATGGCGTCGTCTACGGTTTCGGTCAGTACGAGGACTTCCTCGCTTCCAGTTCCTGCCGCTGCGGCTTCGTCATAAAAAAACCGATGATCTCGCTGGTAGCGGCGGCCAGGTCCACCGGGTCAAGCTCGGCGGCCTCGGTCGGCGTCAGGATCGGGCTGCTGATGCGGGGCAGGACAGCCAGCACCGCGCCAACGTCGCCGTTGGTGAGTTCAGCCAGGCGCACGCCGCGCAGTTCGCCGGCCTGCGGGCGGCGCAGCGTCAGCTGGTCGATTTTCTGTTCGCCGCGCAGGATGGGTTCTTCCAGCGGGATGGTGACGGTTTTCGGGGTCTGACTCATGGGTAACTCCGGGGAATGAAAAAGAGCGGCGCCGGCCGATGCGCGGCGCCGTTGTGGGTTAGCCGCCGATGATGGCGCGGGCGGCGGCGAGGCGATCCTCGCCGTTGACGATTTCGACCATGCCCAGGAAGTCGAACTCCATCACCGTCTGGCCGTTCTGCACCAGCTTGTAGTAACTGCAGACGGTCTTGACGCCGAACTCGGTGTCGTCGCCCTTCTTGGCCTTGCCCGGATCGATCTCCTGATGGCGGCCGCGCACGACGATTTCCCACGCCTCGGGGCGCGCGGAGTCCTCAGCCTGGTACGCGCCGGCAAAGCGCAGCTGCACACCGTCCGCAGTGACCACGCCGTACTGATTCAGGACCGAGCGCATCATGCCGCCGCACTTCCATTCGAGAACGATTTCTTCCTGTCCATGGTCGACCTTCACCGGGCCGCTCATGCCGCCACCGATGTAGTCCTCCATCTTGCGCGACAGCTTCGGCAGGGTGATTTCGTTGACCTGTCCGAGATAGCTTTCGCCATCGTTGAACAGGTTGAAGTGCTTGAGTTTGCGAGGCAGTGCCATCGTGGGATTCTCCGTTGAAGGGGGTGGCGGTCAGCGCGGCGGTCAGGCCGCCAGCTGCGCAGCGAAGTCGTGGAAGTAGCGATTGGTGATGCGCTGCTGCAGCAGGAGGTTTTCTGCCGGCGGAACGTACGTGTAGTCGTAATCGATCACCAGCTTGCCGGCGGACAGGGCTTCGACCGTGTTGGCCGTTTCGTCGTACCAGGCAGTGCCGCCGAGGATGTAGCCGTCATTCTTCAGCTGCCGGAACTTGGCGTTGATGCTCTCGATGATGTCCTTCACCAGCTGCGGGTGCAGCGGCTTGTCCACTGCCCACATCAGGGAATCGGCGATGGTGTCGGCCAGGATGTGAGCGGTGCGCGTGGCGACCTCGAAAGCGAACAGCGGTTCATCGCTGCAGGTGCGGTTGCCCCAGAAGCGATAGCCATTCGAGCGCACCAGCGTGGTCACGTCGCCAGCGTTCAGATAGCCGGCATCGGTGGCCGGGTTCTGCAGGTCGAAGTGCACGTCGTGCGTGATGCCCGTAACTCCGCCCACTTCGATATTGGACAGGGTCTTGTGCCAGCCATGCAGTTCATCGATCTTCGCGCGCAGGCCCAGCGCACGCGCCACGGAGAAAGCAGGCACTTCTGCGTTGGCCGTGGTGTCCCAGGCGAGGAAGTCGGGCCACAGCAGCATCAGTTCGCGCGAGCCAAATTCCTTGCGGTACAGCGCAGCTTCTTCCTTGGTGGCGCTGGTGCTCGCCGAAAAGTAAGCCATCGCGCGCAGCTTGCTGGCCACGACACCCAGCGCCTTCGCCACCGGCTCGGTGTCCAGGCCCGGAGCACCCAGGATGCGCGGCTTCACGCCCAGGCGCGCCTGCGCGGCCAGCAGTGCCTGCAGGCCGGTGTACTGACCGCCGGTGGCGGTGCCGATCACGTTGGAGGTGGTTTCCGCGTCCGTGGCGCCTTCCTCGACGCGCACCACGACGGTGACCGGCTCGGTCTGGTCGGCGATGGCGCGCAACGACGGCAGCAAAGTGCCGTTGGTGCCGGCCTTGGACATGGCCGCGGCGTAGTTGGTCACCAGCACCGGACGGTTCAGCGGGAACATTGCCGCATCAGCATCGGGTGCGGTGCAGACCAGACCGATGATGGCGGTGGCGACGGTGCGGATGTAGCGCGTGCCGGTGTTGATTTCTACGACGCGAACGCCGTGGTGGAAGTCTTGTGCCATGGTTGCTCCGTTAGGCTCGGAAGTTCAGGGGGATGGACAGGCGGGCGTGCTCGGTCGCCTTCGGTGATGCGGTCAGCTGGCCTTCGATCAGCAGGGCCAGGCTGCCCGGTGTGCTGCCCGCTTCGATGCCGATTCGGGTCAGGGTGATGCGCGGTTCCCACCGCATCAGCGCCACAGCGACCGCGCCGAACATGCGCAGCTGGGTGATGCCGTTGAACGGCTGGTCGATCAGTTCCGGCAGCAGTGAGCCGTAGTCGTGGCGCATCAAGCGCGTGCCGAGCGGCGTGGTCAGAATGTCGGCGATGGACTGCGCCAGGTGCGCGTTGCCGTCCAGTCGCTTCCCGGTGGCTGCGTGGGTGCCGATCACGCGGGCGGCCCGCTCACGCTGCTGCCGGCGGTAACCGCCAGGTGGGCGTGTCCGATGAAGCTCTTGCCCGCCGCAACCACGTCAACCTTGGCCTCCAGCGTCTCGGATACGGTGACCGAACCGTTGACCGTCAGCGGGCCGTTCAGCGTGATGCCGCCGTCAGCGGTGAGCGCCGCAGTGCCGCCGGCCGGCAGCGTCGCGGTGAGCGCGTGGGATTGGGTGTCGTAGCTGATGACCGCGCCATCCCCATGCCGCGTGATGTGCAGGGATTCGGACGCCGCCGGCGCCGGGAATGCGTCGCTGTAAATGCCACGTAGCGCGACGCCACCGTTCATGACGCCTTCCGGGCACAGCACCATCACCTGCTCACCAACGCTCGGCGCGGACCATTCGATGACCTTGCCGGCGCGCGGAGTGAACCACGGCAGCCAGTTGGTTTCGTTGTCGTCGGTCCTTACCCGGCACATGCCGGCGCCGTGATCCACGGCGCTGATGGTGCCGATGCGGAACGCGTTTGAGATTCGGCGCTGGCTTTCGTTGAGCGAGTCCATGTGCACATGGTCGGGCTCGCGCGCGCGAGGATCACGCGGCCGCGCTTGTGGCGGCCGCGCTTACAAGTCAGGGCGTGGAGCGGCCTCGGTCCACTTCGATGGACTTCTCGCAGTGGTCGCGCTCGAACACGTCCAGCACGCGGCACAGCACGCATCCCCAGCGCCGGCCGCGCCGCGCGGCCTTGCCGGCGCGGCTGCTGATGGTTTCGTCAGGGTCGCCCGCGAACAGTGCGTTTCCGAACTGGTCGATGGCAATCAACAGATTGACCAGGTAACGCTTCACGGGCGCTCGCTGTCATCGACAGGGGTGTCGAGGATTTCGGTCACCCGTTCGGCGGACAGAAGCCCGAACTGGCCGATGGTTTGCAGTCCCATGCGGGTGTCCGCAAAGTCGAGGTCGACGAACTGCGCTGACTTCAACGTTTCGAGCAACACGCGCAACGTTGCCGCCCGCTGCCGCTGTTCCATCGGTGCGCCGGGGTCATCGAGCGATGCAATCTCGATGCCGACAAGCTCGGCAATCGTGATGCGGCCGCGGAAGGCGCGCTGCGTGACGATGCGCCGTGCATCCGGCACTTCGGGTGCCTGCTCCGGTGGCGGGTCGAAGCCACCGCTGGCGTTCTCTCGCCAGCCAATGCCAGGCAGCGGCACCAGGTCCGTAATGTCGTGTCCTTCCGGCCAGTCGGCCGGCGCTACGATGACGTTGGAGATGGTCCCGCCGTCGATGATTGCGAATGTGCGCATGGTCATTCCTCCCAGGTCACGATGCAGTAGCCGCTGCCGCCCTTGCCTGCAGTTCCGCCACCGGCGCCGCCGCCACAGCTGTTCGGGAGCGCATCCACCCGACCCGCGCCGCCGCCTGCACCGCCACCCGTGCCACCTGCGATGGGGTTGGATGAACCGAATGCGGAGCCAAATACGTTCGTCACGCCGGGACTTGCGCCTTCGCCACCGGCAGCACCTCCTTGCGCGACGCCCATGTTCATCTCTCCGCCAAGTCCGCCCCGGACGGTGAGCAGTACGCCGAACGACGAATCGCCGCCTTTCTGTCCCGCCAGGCCGTTGTAGTTTCCGCTGGCAGGTGCGGAGGTTCCGCCGCCATCACCGCCGGCGCCGATCACCACGGCCTGCGGAGATACAACCCCCGTCAGGATGCGCTTGACGCGCTCACCTTCACCCCCGCCGGATCCAAACGAACGGGCGGAAGAACTCCCGCCGTAGTACGGCCCCGAAGCGCCGCCACCGCCGGCGCCGAGTTCAACCTCAACGACGCCACCAGCTGCGATAAGGCCTGGTGACGGGGTGAAGGTTCCAGAAATCTTGAATACTTGCTGCTTGCGGACGCGCGGCGCGACCGAGATATAGCAGCCCATTACGCCTCCTGCTCGTAGCCGTCGACGCGAACGCCGATGCTGTTGCCGGTGGTGAGAATCGCCACCGACTCACCGGCGCCAATGGCGATTCCGGTTTGTTTCAGCACGCCGCGCGCGGGCAGCGTCACGCCCGGTTCGATGCAGTAACGCACCGGCCACTCTGCGCCCTGCGCAGGCGCTGGTCCGACGTACAGGTGCACGGTCGCCGGAGTGTCCGATGCGTTGGCGACGTTGATGTTCGCCGTGGCGACCTTGCCGGCCGGAACTGTGTAGATGGTGGTCTTTACATTGGCAGCGGGCTGGGCCGTGCCGAAGCATCCAGAGGGCATGCGGTACTCCGTTAAATTTGATTGAGGAAGTGACGCCGCGCGCGGTTGTCGCGCTCGTGTTTCTGCAGTGCCAGTGCAAGCTGCTGCTGCACCCAAGCCTGCGTCGCGGTAACCAGGCTGGGGTTGATCTGCAGGATGACGTTCGCCGCGGCGCCGACCTCGATGTAGACGTCGGTGATCAGTTCCTTCGCCGATCCGGCGGCCAGCACCGGCTTGCGGGTGTCGGGGTAGTTGCCATAGGCCACCATGTCGCCGTCGTCGTCCCACAGGGAGACTTCGCGGATCACCCAGCCGCCGACCTCGGGCGGAAGCACGCCACGGGCGAACACCCAGCCGGGGTTCTCGGGGTCCGGTTCAAGGCTGTTCACCGGGCGCCGGTGAACCTCACCGACCAGGCCGGCGCGGTTGTCCACGGGCACCACCGGCGCGCCGCCGCCGTCGCCGTATGCGATGGCAGAGACCGTGAACGGACGGCCGCCGGGGATCAGCGAGGCGGCAAGCTTCTCGCGGCCCTTCGCCGTGATCAGCGTGAAGTAGTTATCCATCAGTTCCTCTGCGGATGTAGTGAGACGAATTCGCGGGTGATCACCGCCGCCGCTGGCGCCAGGCTTGCCGTGCTGCGAATGGCTGTTGGCTGGTACGGCAGTACCTGCCCGTGCTCGGCCACAACCACCGCGCATGCAACGCGCATCTGCGCCGGAGAGCGGTGCACTACGCTGATGCGGGTCAGGTGGCTGCGCAGGTTCTTGGACGCGTGAACAAGCCGCTCCACGTCGTCGTACAGTTCAGGCTCGAAGCCGCGACGGTCCAGCGTGAGCTCCACCGCGAAGGTGTACGGCGCCCCCTTCGGCGTGGTCTTGTGCCACTCGATCAGGCGCGCGTCCCAATCCAGCGTGCCCAGCGCCAGCTTCACCGCCGCGGCGGTGCCCTTGCGCCGGTGAATCTCGGGGCTCGCGCGGATGGCGGCGCGCTGCTGCGCCTCGGACCAGTGCGTCGACCACACATCCACGCTCCATTCCCACGCCAGCCACGGCAGCCAGTCGGATGGGCAGGTGTCAGGGTGTTTCAGGTCGCCGATGCGCACCGGCAGGCTGGCCAGCTGCGCGCCCACTTCGGCGCGTGCGCGTTCCATGGCCGTTGCATTGGGCGGCAGCAGCATCATCACGCTGCGCCGATAGTCAGGTCGCGACCGGTGCAGTAGCCGACCTGCGTGGACTGCATCGGAATGTCCTGTGCTGGGGAAACCAGGCGCACCTTGCGCACCCCTGGCACATGCAGCGCGGCGACGTGCGCGCTTACTGCGATCTCGATGCCGAGGCGTTGCTGCTGGTCGATCAGGGTGTCCAGGTTCGCATTGGCTGCAGCGATCACCAAAGCCGCGTCAGGCCCGTCCCACAGCTCGAGCACGGCTTCGATGCGGTACTCCACGACCTCAGCGGCCCGCACCTGCACGTCGTCCGTCAGCGGGCGCACGCTATCGGCGGACAGCGCGGCCTCCACAGCGGCCAGAACGGCCCGCGGCGCAACGCCATTGCCGCTGCGGGACTGGATCGCAACCACGACAACGCCAGGTGTCGGGCTGTGTGCGCTGGCATCGCGCACGTCCGGGTGCGCTGACAGGGCATGGAACAGGTAGGCGCCTTCCGGTCCGGCGGTGCTCAATCCATCCCACGCCAGCAGCACGCGGCGCCGCAGGTCCGCGTCCAACTCGTAGACAGCTTCCACCGGCGGATACACATTCGGGTTCGCCGGCGTGATAAGCAGGCGTTGCACGTTGTGGCCTGCCGCGATGTGATCCAGCGCCGTGCCTTTGGCGTAGGCCAGCATGACCGAGCGCGCGGCTTCGTTGATGCGCTGGCGCACCAGCATCTCGGCGTAGGCGTCCACCTCGATCTGCTTGAATGCGGGGTCGGACTCGACCAAGGCGTCGAATACAGGGTCGCGCGCGCGCAGGTCGGCGATCATCCGCGCGACGATAGCTTCATAGTCGATGGATTCGATCAGGTCCAGAGCCGGCAGGCGCGAGAGATCGACGGTGGTGAAAGCGGACATGGGCGCACCCGGAGGATCAGGCTTCCATGTTCGGGGGCACGCGCGCGCGCGAGCAACGCTCGGCCCTTGTGGTGGGCGCTGTTACAAGCTGGCGCCGGCCAGATGCTCCAGCACGCGCTGCTGCAGCAGCTTCACGTCGGCGCGAGTGAAGCCCAGCAGTTCGCGGCGCGCGTACGCTACGCGCGGACCGCCGGGGCGCACGCGGTCCACCAACCCCTGCTGATGGACGCGGGCGATGCGGCTGGCGCGTGTGGTGAACTCCACGGCGGCCTCGCTCGCGTCTGCGCGGGCGCGCATGTGGCTGCCCTGGCGTAGGCGCTGGAACATGGCAGCGCGGCGCACGCGCCCGGCCTTGGCGCGCAGCGGCTGCCGGCGGGGTTCGTAGGGTGACCCGTCAGGGTTGCGCTGCTGGGCAATGCGGCGATACGTGCTACGGCGCAGGTCGGTGGCGACCAGGCGCGCCAGGCGCAGGCGCGACGCCGGCGTGGCACGTGCCAGCAGCCCGGAAATCCACGCCTGCAGGTCGCCAAGGTCATCCATCCGGGAAGGCCTCGGCCCATGTGGGCTCGGCGTAGTGCTCGACCACCGGCTTTCCGGCCTGCAGGTGCACACCCACCCGCTCGGTCAACGGCAGCTTGATGGACAGGTCGATCTTGTCGCCGGCTAGCACGTCGGCCTCGAAACGGATGCCATCACGGCGCTCCGGGTTGCCCATCAGTTCCGATTGGTTCTCGCGCACCCAGGCCAGCAGCGGCACCGCGATTTCGTCGGGGTGCAGCGCCAGGTCGGTGAAGATCAGGTTTAGCGAATACCGCCACTCGAACGACAGGCCCGCTTCCTCGGTGGACACGATGCCGCCCTCATCGGCGAACACCAGCAACCGGTCCGGGTTGTCCTGCAGCCACGGCAGCGCGGCGGTCAGGTGCGCGCGCAGGCTTTCGGGCTTCCTCACAGCAGCACGCCCGCCGCGCGCAGGCGCTGGATACACACGTCGCAGGCCTTGCGGTGCAACTCGCACTGCTGTAGCTGCAGCTGGCCGGGCTTGATGACCTGCGGGCCGAGCGTATCCCACGCGCGCGGATCCTCGGGGTTCGCCGGCGTCCACTTCGGCAGCTGGGTGTTGCAGGGCGCGAAACACAGCGAGTCGCACTGCGCTGGCACCGGCGCCGGCCGCTGCGGCACGGTGCGGCCGCAGGCGGCCGTGATGACCACGGCCAGCACCAGGGCGAACTTTGCCCAGGCATGGCGGATGGGGCGGCGCGCTGCGGCGCGTACCAGGTCGGCGGCGGCCAGCAGCAGGCAGGCGATCAGAATGGCGATCAAGATCATGGTAAAGCTCCAGTCAGGCGGTTGATGGCGTCCACGCGGGCTTTGCCGGGGCCGCAGCCCTGCGGCAGCGGCGGCAGGTCGGCGACGAATGCCTGGTAGCTCTGCAGGCGGCGTGTGGCCTCTGCGTCGACGGTACGCAGTTCGGCCTGCAGCTGGCGGCCGTCGCGGTCGGCGTCCAGCGCCACGCGGTTGACCTGGTCAACGCGGCCTTTCAGTGCGGCGATGGCGCCGGCCTGGCGCGCCTGCTCGACCTTGGCGGCGCTGGATGCGGTGGTGCTGCCGATCATGTACACGGCAACGATGTTTGCCGCCAGCGACAGCAGCAGGGCGACGGACAGCGTGATGATGGTCCTCATGCGGGTTCCTTTAGCCAGGCTTCGATATCTGGATAGTTGCTCGCCGGAATGTCGCCGCGGCACATGCTCATTTCCCATTCACGGCGGCGGACGATGCCGTAGCAGTTCCAAGTGCGGTCCCGGCAGTCGCGCTTGGCGCCGCCGATGGTGATGAAGCGCCAGCTGGGAATCTGCGCGCAGGCCGCTTCACTGTTGCCGGCGCGCAGATACCGCGCGGCCGTACTGTTGCAGAAGCCGGCCACGCCCACGTTGTAGGTGAAGTGGCCCCATGCGACCCACTCGTACCACTGCAACGGCCGGTTGATGCACCTTGCGATGCCATCGGTGTGCTTATGCATGGCCGCGTTGTTGAGGACGGCGCATTCCTGCGCCGTGTACCGCTTGCCGGGAATAACCGCTGGGCCGGTGACACCGCGGCAGACGGTCCAGATACCGGCCGAATCCTTGTAGGGCGTCAGGCGGTCATCCTCGGCAACGCTCAGGGCACCGGCGAGCACCATCAGCGCCGCCAGCGGCGCCGCCAGCGTGCCCTTGCCGCCGCCCGTGCGGCTGGTATCAGGCGCGGCCACGGGACAGCACCTTGCGCGACCAGCGCACCACGCGACCAGGGATGCGCGACCAGCGGTCCCAATTTGCCGTGATGCCCGATGCAATCTGCACCAGCAGCAGGACCACGGCCAGCGCGGTGGCTACGTCCTGCATCGAGACGCCAGCGGCGGCGGTGGCGATCACGGCCGGGGCGGGAATGAACTGCAGCTTCGTCCAGATGGACTGCAGCAGCGAAAGGGTGCCGGTGTGCTGTTCGGTCATGTCCAGAGTTGGATCAGTTGGGCGGACGATGCGGCGGCTGCGGGAAGGTCCGGCAGCGTGACGCGGGTTCCGTGGGGTAGGACGAGGCCGGCAAGCGCCAGGCCGGGGTTGGCTTCCAGCACGCGTTCGACCACGCCTTCGGTGCGGCCGTAGTGGCGCCAACAGATGGCCGAGAGCGTGTCGCCCTGGCGGGCGATAGTCGATTCGGCCATCAGATCAGTTCCACCGTGACGCGGCGCACGCGCAGGAAGTCGCGGATCGCAAAGCGTAGGTCCCGGCGCAGTTCATCAATACTCGGCGTGAGCGCATCGGCTTTCCGGTCGCCGGCGCCGCTGGCATCGAAGCTGCGGTACCGCTCTGTGACTTCGGCTGCCGTGGCGCAAGCGACGGCGCGCAGGTACAGCACCACCTGGCGCGAGCGGCCATCAACTTGCGGTGCCGGCACGTCGGCCAGCGCGGTATATCCGGCGGCTTCCTGCCGGCCGCGCCATTCGTCCAGATCATCGTTCACGTCGATGACCGCTGCGACAGCCGCTGCGCGCAGACGTTCTGCGCTCACGGTCCCATCGATTCGCAGTTCCTTGCGTAGCGCGTCCAGATTGACCACCGGCCAGAAGGCGCAGCTGGTGATATCCGTGCTCGGCGGCGTTATGCCTGCGTTTGCGATGAATCCGCTCATGGCCGTTCCAATGGGAACCTCGCCGCGCGACCGTGGAAACCCTAAAAACCACGGCCGCGCGGCTCGGTTTTAAGGCCGAGGCCTCGGTACGCATTGCCCGCAAGTCGCCGGTGGTCGGGGCATCACGTCAGGGGGTGAAAATCCCTTCGGATCAGCCCCGAGCCGGCGGGGTCGCGGGGACGCTCGGTTAACCGTCGGCCTTGTCGGCCGGCGGCGTGTTGCTGGCGGGCGTGCCGCCCTGGTCGGTGGAATCGTTCGCCGGCGGCGTGGCCTTTTTCAGCCAGCGTTCGGCGCGCTCCAGGTCTTTCTTGCCGCCGCAGTTCGGGTGCAACTCGATGGCGCGACGCAGGTCCGCCACGCACTTCTCCGCGAGGTCGGCCGGCAGCGGGGCATCGTCCGATGCCGTGCGCACCACCGCGCGGCCAGCCGCCAGGTACAGCTTGGCCCGTACTTCGTCCGGCATGTCCTCGCCGGCGGTCAGTTCGGCAGCCCTTGCCAGCAGACTGGTGTCGAACTCGCCACCCGTCTGCTGTGCCAGCAATGCAGCCTCGGCGATTTCTTCCGCGACGACACAGCCGGTCGTGCGCGAGAAGCGATCCGGCAGCGGCAGCTTGTGGCGCAGCATGTAGGCCGCCACGTCCAGCGCGTCGCCGTAGTAACCGGCGTCGATCAGCCACACCATCGACGTTGAGACCACAGTATCCACCGCGCCGGTATCTGCAGACATGACGCCCGCGAGATAGTCCCGGTACTGCGGCAACACCTCACGCTTGAACGCGGCCTTGCCTTCGCCCGACTGGATGTTCTTCAGTCGGGCGGTATGCTCCTGCAGCAGCATCATGTGCTGCTCGTAGATGCCGGCGCCCTCCATCAGCGCACCGGGTGCCTTCTTCGCCGCCTCCTTCTCCGCCATGACACGGGCGAAGTGGCGTTTTGCGGGGCTGTCGGCCATGGCGGTTATGCCCCGATCTCGATCTTCTCGGACACGCAGCCCATGCCGTAGTCCTCGACCACATACGCGTCGTTGGACGACTCGTAGTTCTCGATGCGGTTCTTCTCCGGGGCTTCCTTCATGTAACGGCGGCGGCCACCGTTCTGGTAGTACAGCGACAGGTTGGAAAGGGAGGTAACCATCAGCGTGCCGTCCGGCATGTACGGCACCTCGGCCACCTGCAGGCCACCCATGCGCTTCTGCGACAGGATCACATCGGTGGCCAGCTTCTCGGTGGAGGGCTGGTCCTTGTTGACCATCGGGAAGAACTTGTCGTGCAGGAGGTCGCGGCCCAGCACCACCACCAGCCCCGGATCGCGCCGGTGCCAGGGATCGATCAGGCTGCTGACCATGTCGTAAACCATGGCGTCCAAGTTCGCGTAGTCGCTGCCGGCGGCGGAGCCGATGGTGATCTTGCCAGCGGTCTTGCCGCTGGCCATCACGCGTGCCGGCGCGTGGGTGCGGTACTGCTGCAGCCAGCCGATGTTCACGTCCTCCAGGTTCGGGTTCGCGGTGCGGTCGGTGGTTGCCGCCGCCGAGCGCCCATGGAAGCCGATCATCAGACGGTCAAGCGCCTGGCGCTTCAAGATGGCGTCGCGCAACTTGTTCTGGAAGTCCTTGTGCCCGGCCCAGGCATCCAGCAGCGCGTAGCGGATAGCGGTATCGAAGTCGGTCTTGTGGCACTCATAGCCCTGCGAGTCGATGCCGGACACGTCGCGCGGCATGCGCACCTTGTCGCCGCTGGTGTCGGTGCGGCCGGCGATGGTGCTGGACACGCCAACACCCACCTTCTCGCCCTTGAGTTCATCGACGCCGATGACATTGATGCGGGACAGGAAGTCGCTGCTCTCCTGCTGCCGCTGCTCCAGCCGCTGCTGGACGCTTGGCTCGACCGAGAACTGCTCGGTCACGCTGGACACACCGTTCAGTTCGGCGATCCGCTCCTGATACGCGGCGAACTGGACGCGGGTGGTGTTCTTCATTGTGATTCTCCGGGGAATGGGAAGTGGGGTGTGCTGCCGGCGTCGCGCCGTCAGCAGTCGGTCTTATCGTTCGCGCTGTTGCTGCCCGTGCTGGCCGGGCGCTGGGGCTGGTTGCCAGCCGGCGAGGTGTCCAGCTGGCTCTGCAGCGTGTTGAACTCCGCACGCAGCGCCTGCAGCCCGGTGTTGTGCTCGCGGTAGTCACGCTGCAGCTGGGTGAAGCGTTCTTCCTGCTGGGCCATATGCGTGCAGACCTGCGCCAGCGCCTTGCCGATCTCCGCCAGGTCTCCGGTGGCAGCCGGCGCGGGCTCGGTGGGCTTCGGCCCACCGGAGAAGCGTTCGGCGATGGTGGCGATCATGGCGAACAGCTTGGCGGCGGTGCTTTCTTCCACCTCCACTTCCTCGAACTCCAGCGCCACTTCCTGCGCGGCCGAGAACAGATTGTCGGGGTTCTGCTTGCGCTCACTGAACAGCTTGTGCTCAGGGTGCTTTGCCGAGAACGCCAGGCGCTCGGTGCCCAGGCTGGCCGGCGTGTCGGTAACGCCCAGGCCCGTCAGATAGGCCTTGCCGGTTCCGGCAAACTTCGGGTCGATCTCCATGGAGGTGAAGACCTTCTGTTTCAGCACGTTGACCATCTTCACCAGGTCATCGGTGGGTTCGATCTGGGCGAACAGGCCGAGCTTCTTCTCACCCTCGATCGTGACTTCCTCGGCCTTGAGCGCGGTCACGTCGCCATAGGCGCGGAACGGGCTATCCGGAAGCATGCTGCGGATGTGCTCCATCCAGATGCGGGCACCGTAGGTGGTCGGGTTGTAGCTGTCGGCCATCTGCTGCAGCCACGTCTTCTCGATGACGCGGCCATCGGTGGTGTCACCTTCCACCGCGATACGGAAGAACTTGGAACGGAACTTCTTTGCTGCCTTGGCCGACATGGCGCCCTCTGCTGGTGGTTGACGACGGGTTGAAAACCCGATGACCCATGGTCAGCAGAGGGCAAAAGCCAAGCAACGGCCGCGGCTTGTGGTTGCACGAATCACAAGCCGGCAGCATTTATGAAAGTGGGTTGCGCGGTCACGCTTGCTGCGTGAACAGCGTTGTCGAACAACTCCCGATGGACACCCGCCGACAGGCCAAGTTCCTGTATTGGATGGGCTGGCGTGTCTGCGATATCGCAGAGGCCACCGGCGAGAAAGAAAAGACAATACACAGCTGGAAGGCGCGTGACGAGTGGGACCGCGCCGATAACGTGGAACGCATCGGCGGCGCGCTGGAGGCGCGGCTGGTGATGCTCATCATGAAGCCGGAGAAATCCGGCGGCGACTACAAGGAAATCGACCTGCTGCACCGGCAGCTGGAGCGGCAGGCGCGAATCCAGCGCTACCAGGGCGGCGGCACAGAAGCTGATCTCAACCCGGAGATTGCAAAGCGCAACGCAGGACCGAAGAAGCCAGCGAAGCGCAACGACTTCACGGAAGAGGACATCGAGCGCCTGACGTCGGCGTTCCTCGACGGCTGTTTCGACTACCAGCGCGACTGGCACAAGGCCGGCAACCTGCGAACGCGCGCAATCCTGAAATCGCGCCAGATCGGCGCCACCTACTACTTCGCCCGTGAGGCCTTGATTGATGCCCTGACCACGGGCCGCAATCAGATTTTCCTCTCCGCGTCGAAAAGCCAGGCGTTCCTATTCCGGGGCTACATGCAGGCTTTCGTGCGTGAGGTGCTGGATAAAGACCTGCGCGGTAGCGACAGCATCGTTCTGGCCAACGGCGCCGAGCTGTTCTTCCTTGGCACCAACGCCCGGACAGCGCAGGGCTATCACGGAAACTTCTACTTCGACGAGTTCTTCTGGACCCACGGATTCGATGAGCTGAATAAGGTCGCAAGCGGCATGGCGATGCACAAGAAGTGGCGTAAAACCTACTTCAGCACGCCGTCCTCCATGGCACACCAGGCGTATACGTGGTGGACCGGCGAGCGGCGCAACCGTGGCAAGCCGAAGGATAAGCGCGTCAGCTTCGACGTTTCCCATGGCGCGCTGGCGGCCGGGCGCGCATGCGAGGATCGCGTGTGGCGGCAGATCGTGACGATCATGGACGCCGCGCGGCGCGGCTGCGACCTGTTCGATCTGGAAGAACTGCGGGAGGAATACAGCCCGGACGCGTTCGCCAATCTGCTCATGTGCGAGTTCGTGGACGACAGCGCCAGCGTGTTCCCGCTTGAGATGTTGCAGCCGCTGGGCGTCGACAGCTTCGACGCCTGGGCGAGCGACTACAAGCCATTCGCGCTGCGGCCGTTCGGTGACCGGCCGGTGTGGGTTGGCTACGATCCGGCCGAGACAGGCGATAGCGCGGCGCTAGTCGTGCTGGCGCCGCCGGCGGTGCCTGGTGGGAAGTTCCGCGTGTTGGAACGCCATCAGTTCAAGGGGCAGGACTTCGCGGCACAGGCTGCGGCGATTCAGAAAATCACCCAGCGGTACTGGGTGACCTATATCGGCATCGATACAACGGGCATGGGCACCGGTGTTGCGCAGATCGTGCGCACCTTCTTCCCCAACCTGGTCACGTTCTCCTACTCGCCCGAGGTCAAGTCGCGGTTGGTGTTGAAGGCCTTCGACGTCATCAGCAACGGTCGCATCGAATGGGACGCGGGCTGGACGGATATTCCGCAGTCGTTGATGGCCATCAAAAAGACCATGACCGCCAGCGGGCGCCAGATGACCTACACAGCTGGCCGGAAGGAAGAAACCGGGCACGCCGATATTGCGTGGGCACTGTTCCACGCGTTGCAGAACGAACCGCTGGAAGGGCCACATGCTCGGTCCAGTAGCTCAAAAATGGAGATGTGGTGATGACCGAAACTGTAGCCACGCCGGCGCGCGTGGAAGCATTCACCTTCGGCGAGCCGACACCGGTGCTCGACTCGCGGGGAATCTTCGACTATCTGGAATGCTGGGATAACGGCCGTTGGTACGATCCGCCGGTGTCACTCGATGGCCTGGCGCGTGCTGCGCGCGCGTCCGGGTATCTGAAATCCGGGTTGTTGTTCAAACGCAACATGCTGGTTCGCAGCTTCATCCCGCATCGGCTTCTGTCGCGCGAAGCATTCGAGCAGTTCGCTACCGATTGGGTGCATTTCGGCATGGCCTACCTGGAGCGCCGGCGGTCGCGGCTCGGCTCTGCGTTCGCGCTGGTGCCACCGCTGGCAAAGTACGTTCGCCGCGGGGTGGATCCGGGGCGCTTCTGGCAGGTCCACGGCTACCAGCAGGAACACGAATTCGAGCGTGACAGCGTGTTCCAGCTGCGAGAAGCCGACGTCGATCAGGAAATTTACGGGCTGCCGGAATGGTTGGCCGCGCTGCAGTCGGCCCTGCTCAACGAATCGGCCACGCTGTTCCGCCGGAAGTATTACAACAACGGATCGCACGCCGGCTTCATCCTCTACCTGTCCGACCCCAACGTGGACGAAGGTGATGTGGACAAGCTGCGGGAATCGTTGAAGGGCGCGCGTGGCCCTGGCAACTTCCGCAATCTGTTCCTCCACTCGCCAAGCGGGAAGAAGGACGGCCTGCAGCTGATTCCGATCAGCGAGGTGGCGGCGAAGGACGAATTTACCGGCATCAAGAACATCACGCGCGACGACGTGTTGGCGTCCCTTCGCATCCCGCCGCAGCTGCTGGGCGTCGTACCGGTCAACGCCGGCGGCTTCGGCGACATCACCAAGGCTTCCAGCGTGTGGGAGGCCAACGAACTGGCGCCGATGCAGGAACGCATGCGCCGGGTGAACGACTGGCTCGGCGACGAGGTCGTGCGGTTCCGTGCGGTGGAGGCGGTGGCGTGATGTTGCAGGAAGCGCGCTGCGGCGGTTGCCGCCGCCTGCTGGCCAAGATCGGCCGGTACGATGAAATCCAGATCAAGTGCCCGCGCTGCGGCACGTTCAATCACATGAAGGCCGAGAGCCTCCCATCAGACCGCCTCGCGCGGCATGACGAAGGCTCTACGATTCATGGAAAACAAGCTGTACCAGGGCGACGCCCTTTCCCTGCTGCCGACGCTTGAAGCCGACAGCTTCGATGCACTCATTACCGATCCGCCCTATGCCAGCGGTGGTGTAACGGCCGCCGAGCGGCGCCGGCCTCCTTCGGAGAAGTACCAGCAGACCGGCCAACGCCTGCTGCACGCCGAGTTCGTTGGCGATGAGCGCGACCAGCGGGCGCACCTACGGTGGATGGTGATGTGGTTGAGCGAGTGCCAGCGCCTGTTGCGTGACGGCGCGCCGGTCTGCCTGTTCACCGACTGGCGGCAGCTGCCGTTGACCACCGACGCCTTGCAGTGTGCCGGCTTCACCTGGCGCGGCGTGCTGGTGTGGGACAAGACCGAGGGCGTGCGGCCCCAGCTGGGCCGGCCTCGCAACCAGGCCGAGTACGTGGTGTGGGGCAGCAAGGGCGCCATGCCGACCAGCCGCATGGCGCCGGTGCTGCCGGGGGTGATCCGCGAGCCGGTGCGCCGGGTGGACAAGTACCACATGACCGGCAAGCCCACGGCACTGATGCGCCAGCTGGTGCGGATATGCGAACCGGGCGGCCGCATCCTCGATCCGTTCGCCGGCTCCGGCACCACGCTGCTCGCCGCGCAGCTGGAAGGCTACCGCTGGGCCGGTTGTGAGATGACCAGCCACTACGCCCGCATCGCCCAGGAGCGCCTGCACGACGCCACGCGCGACGCCATGACCTAA